CGAGGGAAAGTCAAAAAGCGAGGCATCAGAAAACTCAAACAACCCAGAGTTACCGAAACCGGAAGGTGTCCTCGCTGCAATCATGACTTACATTCTAAATAATAGTTACATAGAGCAACCTGCTTTTGCTTTCTCAGCAGCTCTATCGTTAATAGCCACATTGTCAGGTAGAAAATTTGAGTTTGAGGGAGTAGCTCCTAACCTCTACCTGCTAAACGTAGCACCGTCAGGCTCGGGTAAGAACGCACCTCAAGAAAAGATCAAGGAGGTCCTAATAGATGCAAAATGCGACTATCTACTGGGGAGTGGAGATTATGTCTCAGATGCATCTTTAATGGACGGATTACCTGAGTCCCCTGTACGGTTAGATATCATTGACGAGGCAGGAGGCATGCTTAAATCAGTCAATAGAGGTGGAGCTACATACAATGGTAAAATGGCAGACATCTTAGCAGAACTATATACAACTTCAACATCAATCTTCCTTGGTAGACAAACTGCTGAGGGAAATAAGGGGCGAGCTTTAAGACCTAACGTCAACCTCCTTTGCTCAACTACGCCTACTGGTCTCTCCGAAGGAGTTACTGTTAGTGCTATTGAGAAAGGTCTTATGGGTCGTTTCCTTATTTTTATAGGAGACGGAGATAAAAAAGCTAGAAGAGTAGAGCAACCTACACGCCTAGATAATAAAACTGTATTGAACTTACAACAATTAGCAGGGTATCAACCTGAGAAATCTGATAAGGTTATTGCAGGACACGCTCAGGACATCACATTCCTAACTAAGACAGAGCAAGCTAACACTATGCTGCAACATGCCTTCGAGGAGTTTGACAAGCTTAGAATTGATTCTGAGGGCAATGACGTTATGTTACCAATTATTAGTAGATTGTATCAGCAGATGCTAAAGGTAACAATGATACATGCTATATCAAGACAGATATATAAACCTGTACCAGAAGTTGATCATACAGATGTTGCGTTTGGCTACCAGACTGTGCAATACTTTTATCACCACATGAAAGGTATTATTGAACAATGTGTGTTTAGTAATAAGAATGAACAGAATACGCAAAAGCTACTAAATGTAATTACTAAAGCAAAACATGAAGGATTAACAAAACAAAAGCTAACAAGTAAAACTAGATACCTTAAGAAGAAAGAAAGAAATGAAATACTTGAGGATTTGTTAGAAGCAAAACAAATAGAATATGTTCAACTAAAAACCGATGGAGAGGTTAGTTATGTGTACAGGAGAGTATAATGTTAAAAATAGGAATTAATAATTGTGATAATGAAACCTATCATAGTGATAGAAAGTTTAAATCTAGTTCAACCCTAAAATTGTTTCTTAAAGATCCCAGGGAATACCACAAAAGGTATGTACTAGGAGAGGAGCGAGAGGACACTTATAAAAGTGCGTATGACTTTGGATCTTATATGCACAGCTTACTGCTAGAACCTGATAAAACAGACGATGAATTTGCAGTATTTGAAGGAGCTACTAGACGAGGTAAAGTGTATGAAGAGTTTAAATCCAATAACGAAGGTAAAACAATTATTACATCGTCTCAGGCGCAACAAGCTCTCGATCTTTATAACCTCTATCATGAACACCTGGACACTCAAGGATTGATTGAAGATGGAGTAGCAGAACATACATTGTGTGTAGAGCTAGAAGGCATGCCTATAAAGGTACGAGCTGACTATATTAAAGAAGGAATGATTATAGATGTTAAAACTAGTAGCGATCCTGTTGATAAATTCTCCGCAGCTAAAACTATTATTAGGTTTGATTATGATTTATCTGCTGCTCTATATGTTGACGCATTTAAAAAATACACTGGAAAAGACCATGACTTTATATTTGCGTTTCTTAACAAACAAAATGGTGATGTAGGTATATTAAAAGCCAGTGAAGCATTACTAGAAAATGGTAGAAAAAAATACAAAACAGCGATAAAAAACCTTGCGGAAGCTGAGAAGACAGGTATATACTTTAAGGAAGGGATACAGGAAGTTGATCTTCCCTCCTGGGCTGAGTTTAAGGAATGAAAAAAGAGGAGTTAATTTACATGATTAAAGATTACAAAGATGCTATAAAACTTGTAGATAATCATTTAGAATTAAATCCTGTAAGTAGCGATGTACCTATGTGGGTTGATGCATTGCATCGTTTAAAGAATAGATTAGCAGATCTAGAAGAGTGCCTACATTTAGGAGAGTATGATGAGTGAAATAACACTAAGAGTAATAGAAGGGTTAGTAATATATGATTTATTTCGTATAGCACTACATTTAACATTACGTTTATTTATAGGCGTAACACAAGGAGACAAGGATGAATAAGAAAGAGTTAGAATTAGAGAGACAAGCTTTACTATTAGATATAGCTGGTAAAATTGATTTTATATATCAATTACTTAGTCAAGCCAGTATTCAACAAGCTCCTGAGGAGGGTAAAAGTGAACGGAAGACACGCAAGAAAACTAAGAAAGCTGAGTGAATTTAAACCTAACGCAGAAAGGCATTATCATCAGTTTGGTAATTCTAACAATTACGTGCTGGGTAACAGTGGCAGACTTGAAAGAGGTCTTGGAACTGTTATTGAAGTAACAAAAGAAGGAGAAGCTGAAACGCCTAGAGCAATATATAAACTAATGAAGGAACAATATTATGGAACCTTTTAACGAAGCTACAATGTTTGATGTTATACAAGAAGTTATGAATACAGAACAGCTTGATCACTTATCCATAGAAGATCAAATGCTAGTTCTAGATATAGTAGCTGATAGTATCAAACGATATAAAGCTATTGAACTAGATACATTTTTAAATAGTGTACATGACGAATACAATAAAAAGTTGTCAGACTTATAACCTGCCACAAACAAGGAGAAACTATGGCAATACAAGGAATACAAACACAAGCATCTGGAGAGAAAAAAGAATACTCACCTTTACCAGATGACAGCTACACAGTAAGCTTGAACCGAGTAGGTGAAAAGTCTACTAAAAAAGGAGACGGTACTATTGTTAATGTATCTTTCCAAGTAGCAGATGGAGAGTTTAAGAATCGTTTGATTTGGGACTCTTTCTTAATTAGTCACCCTAACCCTAAGGCAGCAGGTATTGGCTTACAGCGTCTTGATAGTATGTTGAAGTCAATGGGAGTGCATGGAGGATTTGAAGCTTTAGGCAATGATAGTACACAGCTTGAGCAATTTATTGGTAGAGAGTTTATTGTAAACACTGCAATAGAAAGTAATGCTGGATACAAAGACAGAAATGTTGTAAAGAAATACAGTAGGAAGTAGTAGATGATATTCAATGGTGAGGAATACACAATTCAATTCTGGCAGGGAGAGAGTCTGGGAAGCATCCTTGCCATTGATACTGAAACTACAATCGCACCTTTTACAGAAACTCCTGACTTGGTAACTTTCCAAGTGTTTGATGGAGAATCTCTGTACTATGTTGATCGGAGCTTAGTAGGCGACTTTTTAAAAAAGCATGTGACTCGAACACTCGTCTTTGCTAACGCTCCTTTCGATATAGATGTGTTACGCAAGTTTACAGGAGATAAATATCTTCTGAAGGAGCAGATAGAAAATGATAGGGTTTTTGATATTAATATCTTGTATCGTTTATGGAAGCTGGGTACTAGTGGTAATGTTCCTCGCAGGTACAGCCTGGATTTACTCTCCAGAGATCTTATCGGGAAAGACCTCGACAAAAACGAAGAAGTCAGATGTAACTTTGCCGAGTACAAGGATACACCGTTACAAGAAATACCAAAGGCGTTCCTCGAATACGGAGCCGCTGATGTTATCGCAACCTTCTATTGTTTTATCAGACTCCGATTGGAAATATCTAAACTAAATACTAACACCAACTTGTCACATCACATACAATTGCTTGGAGCATTGGCTCTTAACCGGATGTATAAAAATGGTATTGGGTTTGATGAAGAGAGAGCTTCCGCACTATTAACAGAACTTAACTCTAAACTGGAGGTATTACATGCAAAGATGTCTGCTTACGGATTTGTAAAAGGCATCAAAGGTAATCAAGCTGCATATAATTATGTAATAGAATTTAGTGGACTACCACTACCTAAAACAGACCAAGGGGATTATTCCATGAAGGAGAGTGATCTGGAAAAGTATAGCGATAATCCCTTTATAGCATCGTTCTTGGATTACAAACGTACTGAAAAAACAACATTCTTTATTAGAAAACTTACGGGCAGTAGAGTACATCCAAGATATGATTTAATTAAAAATACAGGTAGAACAGGATGTTCTTCACCAAACATACAACAGCTCCCTAGAGATGGGGATATACGATCAATGTTTAAAGCTAGGGAGGGCAATACATTACTGATAACTGACTACAGCGCAATTGAGCTTGCTACCTTAGCTCAACATGTTTATACTAACTTTGGTAGCTCAGTAATGCGTAACAAGATAAACGATGGGGCAGACTTGCATAAATACTATGCGTCTGTCCTATTTGGTGTACCAGAAGATAAGGTAGAGAAGTGGCAGCGACAGGCTGCTAAAGCTGCAAACTTTGGCTTTCCAGGGGGCTTAGGCATAGAAACCTTTATACAGTTTGCCAAGGGATATGACCTTAATGTAAGTGAGCATGAGGCTCAGAAGATGAAGGATACATGGTTTGAAGCGTTCCCTGAGATGAAGGAATATATGAAGGGAGAGGAAGGGTCTGTAACCACCCTTACAGGACGTATAAGAGCCAATACAACATACTGTGCTGAGAAGAATACACCCTTCCAAGGACTAGCAGCAGATGGAGCTAAGATAGCTTTGTATAACCTCATGGACGCAGGATTTGAGCTGGTAGGGTTTGTGCATGACGAAATAATCACGGAAGTACCTGAAAATACAGCAGAAGAAATGCGTAGACTACAGGAGGAAATTATGGTAAACTCAATGTCACTCGTAGTACCTGATGTTAAAATCAGTGTAGAATCGACAATCTCACCAAGGTATTGTAAATGATATTTGATGAAGGTGACTGGGTACGTATTACGAGGGAGGGAATAAGTCACGATAGTTTAGGAGCCGTGGTAGGCAGAGAGCTGTACAAAGGTGACACGATCTATAGAGTAATTCTACTCGAAAATCCAGAAGTTGAGATTACATGCCGAGAGCAAGATTTAGAGCGATGGACTGATAGCATCAAGAAGAAAAATTTGCCATCTATTTGCGAGTGTGGAGGCGACAAACTGGAAATACCACATCATTACAAGTGGTGTCCTAAGGGCTAGTCATGAGCAAGATAATGAAGATGAGAGACAATAGAGACAAGATTATTGATCAACTCATTGATGACAAGAACAGAATTTATACAAGACTAAAAAGAGAAGAGAGGGAGAATCAAGTATTGAGATCTCAAGTAAAATATCTGAAGCAAAGGCTACAATACGCTGAGAAGAAGATAAAGGAATTATCTAATGAAATCATTGACAGTAGAGCTAAAGAAGAAGGATCTGGAGAAAGCGAAGCAGTTCGCCAATGATAGAGTACATCTATCTATAGATCACTACAAAAAAAGAGGGCAGGGTAGCCTAGACAAGATTACCCACGATATTACTATTGGAGCTTTGGGAGAGATAGGCATCTACAGGGCTCTTAAACGGCTGGGCATTAAAGCTACAGCACCGGACTTTAACGTATATGAAACCAAGAAAAAAAGTTATGATGCTGATATTACAGATAACACTGGTAACAGATTTCATTGTAAATCACAATGCGTTGAGTCGGCTAACAAATATGGTAAGTCCTATATTCTACAGTATGGTGGTAATGGTATGGGACATGTTGATAAACTATTCAGAAATGTTACTAATCGTGACTTTCTTATTCCTTGTCTTGTCGATGTGGAGAACATGGAAGTCATAATATTTGGCTGTATTAAGATTGAAACAATAATGAAGAAAGATCTTATTAAGATGCCTAAGGTCAAATGGCTAGAATACAGTAAAAGAGCTATATATCTAGATGACCTATTTACTTTATCTTGGTATGAAAGATGGGGTAGACTTAAGAAACAAAGTGTGATAGAATAAGATATGGGTCATCGGTATAGACCAACCGGAGGGTAGCTTAGGCTTTAAATTCGCCCTCCAGATCCATTACAGGGAGATTCATGGAAGGAAAGAAATTCGATACAGATAAACCACAATATGACCTAATAGATGCACATGCCTTAGAGGACCTAGCTAAGGTTCTAACTATTGGCGCACAGAAATACGATAGATATAACTGGCAGAAAGTTAAACCTCACAGATATGAGGCAGCCTTACTTAGGCATATACAAGCCTGGAGAATGGGAGAAAAAGAAGATCCAGAGACAGGCTTACATCACATGGCTCATGCCTTAGCAAACGCAATGTTCTTATATTGTCATGATAACATGGAGCCAGTTATTATAACTGATATTGAAGATAACGAATTGTATTTGTGAGTTTTCTTACTTTCCTAGCTTACTTGCACTTACAATCTTTTCTATGGTTCGTCCTCCAACATAGGCACCTAAGAATATCTCAGCAAGTTTGTATAACTCAGGACCAGGATTACAAAGACCAAAAGAAGCCAACACAATAATAGTGACCAGGGCGGTCGAACAGATGGGTCGCCACATGGCAACAAAAGGATGAGGCGAATTAGCCTCTGCAATTAGAAGTTTGTGTCGATATTCTGCCAGCTTACTTTCGTAGTCTAGTATTCTATCCTGTGCTTTACCTTGTATCTTAGCCAGCTCATTCTTTAGTTTCATCTTCTCTTCTGTAGAAGTGTGAAGCTCATCAACTAATTTAGTAGCTGGTTTAAATATACTGCCTATAAAATCAAATAATCCCATTAATAACTCTTTTTAGAAACGCCTTTCTTATTAGATCCCATGTCTTTACCTAAATTATATTTTTGCCACCAGCGTTTCTTAGCTGCTTCTTTACCTGTTTTAGGTTTAGCAGTATCCATTTTTTCTTT